GCACACATCGTAGATTACACTGACTTTGCTGGTGGTAACTTCAACGTTTACATATACGTAGGATCATACTATCGCTGGCAGCAACCTGGTGTATATCCACAGGTTTCTAATGGAACTGCAGTTAACGTTGGTGCTCCTGCTGCTGGTGCTGCTGATGATGAACTAACTAACAAGATTCCACTTGTAAGTATCCGTCTTGCACCATCTGTTGATAACAACCTCACAGGTGCCTTAGGAGCAAGAGAAATTGTTAACAGAATGCAATTACAGATGAAGTCTTTGGGTATCACGTTGACTCATGACTGTACTGTTGATCTAATCTTGAATGGTGCAAGTAGTAACAGATCATTTAGTGATGTTGCATCTCCATCATTATCAGAACTGGTTCAACACTCTGCTGGTGATAAGATCGTTGGAGGATCAGTAATCTACTCCTTGAGAGCATCTGGTGGTGCTGAAGGTAGTAGTGGTAGAAGACTTCCTGCAACATCTGACTTCGACCTATCACAGATTACTGACTTAGGTAACTCTATATTAGGTGGAGATGGAACGTATCCAAACGGGCCTGACTTATTAACTATTGCTATTGTTCCTGTTGATACTGCATCTATTAACGCTGACTCACCATTAGAAGTATCCTCTAGGATATCATGGACAGAATCACAGGCATAGTGCTATAATAGTTCTAAGAGTTATCATGTAAAATTGAATTCTATATTATATGAATAAAAAATATTATTTCATGGGAGGGCTTCCACGTTCTGGAAGTACCCTCCTTTCTTCTATCTTAAATCAGAATCCAAGATTTTACTCAGGCCCATCAAGTCCTGTGCTTAGTGCAATGTTCTCTGCTCATGATAGTTTTATGGGTAATGAACTATATCATGGGTATCCAAAACCATATCAGGTTAATGAAATTGTTGGTTCAATTATAGGTCATTGGTATAGTGATGTAGATAAACCAGTAATTATTGATAAGAATCGTGCGTGGACATCTAATATTTCATACATTGAAGGATACTTACACATAGAACCGAAGATAATTGTACCAGTAAGAAGAGTTGATGAGATATTAACATCCATACTTAAGATGATTCATCGCAATCCTTTTAAAGAAGGACAACCAAGAATTAATTTTGTAGATGAATTTCTAGTAAAAAATAATATTCCTATCAATGATGAGGAACGTTGTAATCATCTTTTAAATCCTAGTGGTATTGTTTATGAGTCATTAAATGCTATCATGGAAGGGTTTAAGGCTCAAAAACGTGACAAATTTCACTTTATAGACTATAATGATTTGGTAAACGATCCACAGAAAGAGTTGGATAGCATCTACGATTTTTTAGGTGAAGAATCATTCGAACATAGTTTTGATAATTTATCTAATGAATATAGGGAAGATGATCTTAATACATATGGTCTAACTGATATGCATGAAGTTCGTTCAGATATAGTAAAGACTTCTGATCATCCATCCAATGTTCTTCCCCCTTCTATTATTGATCTATATAATAGAAATAGACAGAACTTAGAGTTTTGGACTGAACCTGAGATTGTTAAAATTAATCCTCCTAAGGCACCTACATCATATAATATCTTTTCATAATTATGGCTAAAAAATATTCTTTGTTCCATGTACAAGGTGGATTTGGAAAACATATTGCAGCAACCGCAGTAGCAAAATGTATAAAAAATAATCACCCAAGTAGAGAATTAATATTAACTGCTGTTTATACAGAAATATATCAGAACCTTCCATTCGTAGATAGAGTATATCAATTAGGAAACACAAGTTATTATTACCAAACTTATGTGGAGGATATGGATTCATTAATCTTTGCTAATGAACCATACTTTACAACTGATCATGTAAATAAAAAACTACCTTTGGTACAGACTTGGAGTAAGATGTATGGTCTGAAGTATAAAGGTGAGATGCCTCAGATTACATTCAATCATCTACAAAAAAAGATTGCTAAAGACTTCTGGACTGGTAGAGCAAATGGTAAACCTATCATGGTCATACAAACCAATGGTGGTTTATTAAATGAACAAAGACCTTATCTATGGGCTAGAGATATGCCTATAGCATTAGCACAAAAACTTGTAGATCATTATGAAAAGGATTATCATATCTTCCAGATAACTAAACCAGCTGGTGAAGTATTAGATGGTGTAGAAGTTATTAAGGATCCTATGAGTAACATGGAACTCGTGAGTGTTCTTTTACAAAGTGAAAAGAGAATACTTATTGATAGTTGTATGCAACATGCTGCAGCCGCATTGAAGATGCCTTCAGTAGTTTTATGGAATGGTACGAGTCCAAAAGTATTTGGGTGGGATATGCATACTAATATACAAGCAAGAAAACCTGCTAAGTTTAAACTACCTAATAGTGTGTTCTTTGACTTTGATTTTATTGGTGTTGAAGCAGAGTATCCATACGTTGATGAAGACGAAGAGATCTTTGATTTTGATAAGATTATAGAGGCAGTTGGTTAAATGAATGTTGTTGGACTTTATGGTGCTATAGGTTGGAACGTTGTACTTTCTAATAATCCTAAGTTAGAAAAGGAAGTAAACAATAGTTGGACACATGGTGCTAGTGTAACCTTATTTAAGGATGATAACCACATATGTAGTGTAAGTGAGGAAAGACTTAGTAGAGTAAAATATGATGGTAACTTCCCTAGAAAGTCTATAGAATATTGTTTGTCTGTTGGTAATTTAGATAAAAAAGATATTGATTTGGTAGTCATTCCTTCTATGGCTAATCAACAATTTTATAAGTATTGGATCAATGGTACTGTTGTAAAAAAAGTTAAAAGATATTTTCCAAATGCAAGAGTGCAGGTAGTATCTCATCACATATGTCACGCAGCATCAACAGTATTTTCTTGTGATTATAATGAAGGTGCCTTTGTTACATTAGATAATGCAGGATCAGTTTTGTTTGATACTGTAGGACAAATATTTGCATGTGAAAATCATTCATTAGGTTATTTTAATAAGAGGAAAGGTATATTCAAATATTTTCCTGGTGTCCCTCAGATGAATAACTTTGGAAATTATTATTGGTTGTGGGCATATCATATCTACGTTAATAAGATTGATAAAGATATTAAATTGACTGATCCTTTTTATAGAGAGACATTCTGTGGTAAGGTGATGGGTCTCTCTGCCTATGGAAATTTAAAAGAACTACCAAAGGATGGTAGGGTTGCTATGGAAGGTATGCCTCAGGTTGCTATGGAATTTCTACCTCAGACAGGTAAAATGGGCCCATATGAAACCCTAACACCAGAAAATAAAGCACAACTTCTTCAGCATAACTTTGAACAAGGTATGTTAACGTACTTTAAATTATTGAAAGAAGAAACTTATATTCAAGATAATCTTTGCCTTGCTGGTGGTGTCTTCTTAAATATCCTTGCTAACTCTGTGCTTCATGAGAATAATATTGTAGATAATATACACATACCACCATTCCCTGATGATACTGGACTCTCATTTGGAGCAGCATGTTATGGAATATTTAAAAATAAAGGGAAGGTAAACCTACCTCATAACATATCATTATTAGGTAAGACTTATACTGACGAAGAGATTGAACAAGCACTTGGAGATACCAAGTATAAGAAGTATGATAACTTTGATGAATTATGTGAGGTAGTATCAGGATATCTTGCAGACAATAAAATTGTAGGATGGTTTCAGAACAGATCTGAATTTGGGCCTAGAGCACTTGGTTCAAGGTCTATCCTTATGAATCCTAAACCTAAGAAAAACAAGGGCATTATAAACGAACGTATCAAGCATAGGGAAGAGTGGAGACCCTTTGCAGGTATTATGTTAGAGGATCATCAAGAAGAATACTTTGAAGATACCTATCCTAACGATTATATGCTATACTCTTTGACTGTACGGACGCACAAGAGAAAAAATCTTGGTGCTATTACTCATGAAGATGGTTCTTGTAGAATACAAACAGTGAATAAGGAATTACATCCAGAAGTCACTACTCTTCTAGAAAAATATAAAGAAGAAACAGGGTGTCCCATTCTTCTAAATACATCTTTCAATGATAATGGCCAACCAATTGTTGAGACTCCAGAACATGCTGTTGATACTTTTAACAATATTGATTTAGATTACTTGTGCATCGGTAACTATATTATAAATAAAAATTTCAAGGATACATGAACTTCGCAGTTTACACTAAAGACGGTTGCCCATATTGCGACAAGGTAAAAAAAGTTTTAAAGTTGACAGAGAGTAGGTTTGTGGTGTATAATTTAGGCCAACACTTTGATAAAGACGCATTCTATGAAGAGTTTGGCCAAGGATCTACATTCCCACAGGTTGTCTGTGATGGAAAAAAATTAGGAGGTTGCATTGACACAATCAAATTCCTCAAAGAAGAAAAAATCATCCAAACCTAACATAAATAAAACCAACACTACTAATCGTGGTGTGGAACTCATGCTTTCGGGAGGTAAAAGAAAGAAGAAACCTTTACATATAATATGGAATAAGATGATCTGTTTTTGGAATACAGAAATAGATATTTACTTTGAGTTTTCCTTATCGGCAAGGAAAAAAACTAAAAAATAGGAGTGTAAAATGGATTTTACCATAGTAACCTTGACATTAACAACGTTAGTGTCTATACTTGCATTATTAGTTGGTGGTATGATAGGATGGATGGCGAGACAGCATTCATACGACACCACACCCCAAACAGTGTATGCTCATCCCGAAATGTTTGATGAACATGGTAACCTATCCCCAGACGAAATTGTAGCTGTACGTTTTGAAAATTATGACCCAATCGACGAAGAAGAAGACGACTAAACCTAAGAGAACCTTACAGGTTAAAACTCTTCCAGAATTACCTAACAATCCTTTTATCTTTGAGATTCTTGATCTAGCATCAAGACAAAGATCTAAGGCCAAAAAGATAGAAGTACTTAGAAAGTATGATCACAAAGCATTGAGACATGTCTTGATCTGGAACTTTGATGAAGCAATAGTTTCTATACTACCAGAAGGAGAGGTTCCTTACGTAGGATATGATGAGAACGTTTCTTACAGTGGATCTTTAACCACTAAACTTTCTCATCAGGTACGTTCCATGCATGAGAAAGGTAACTTCTCTCTAGGTGCAGGTGATCAGCAAGGTCATACTACTATTCGAAGAGAGTCCAAACACTTTTATAGGTTTGTGAAGGGTGGTGATGATAGGTTGAATGCTATCCGTAGAGAGACAATGTTTATTAACATTCTACAAGGTCTGCATCCATTAGAAGCAGAGATTGTTTGTCTTATAAAGGACGGAAGATTATCTGATTCCTATAACATTACAAGAGAAGTTGTTGCAGCAGCATTTCCTGATATTATATGGAGAGATGGTAAATAATGACCACTAAAAAGAAATCAATATGGTCTACAGAAGAACTAGAAAAACTATCTGAGACCTATGGTACAAATATTATTGTAGAGAATGGTACACAAGAGGAAGTAAGGACAACTCAAGCACCTAATGATGCATATATTGTTAAGTATGTGTACGAGGATTCGGTTCGCTATGACCTTACAAGAGGCAGTAAGATGTCCTTGTTTGATATGTACTATGATAAACTTAAAAAGGGTCTGAGATCCATAGACTATGGTAAGGGAACCATTAAGCCTAACCTCTGGGGTTATAAGTCACCACAAGGAAAGAAGAAAAAGAAATGAACTGTTGGCACTGTAATACTGAACTCATATGGGGATCAGATTTTGATGCTGAAGACTATGGATGTGAAGATGAGTACTCTATTGTAACTAATCTTTCATGTCCTAAATGTGAATCATTTGTGCAGGTATATTATCCTAATCAAAAATGAACCTTCCATCTCTCCAAGATATAATAAGGAGATACTTCCGTCTCCCCCGTAAGAAATTATGGATTGCTGCTTTGAAACTTCAAAGGTGGCCAGTAACTTGGTGGGATGAGAAATTAGAAGAGAAAAGAAATAAGGAAAAACTTCGTAAAGAAAAAATAGCAAAACTATATCCTAAAAAGAAATGAGGATTGAAGATAAGTTTTTAGATAAACTAACTTTTCATAGAATTAAAACAGTTATTTTTAATCAAATTGAAACTCCTTGGATGTGTATCAAAGATATTTCTGGTGAAGGTAAGGAGAAAGATTGTTACTTCACTCATACATTATTTGAAACTCATATGAATGAGGACAAGGAACTATATTATAATGGAATACCTTGTAGTCCTCATCATTGGATTGCAGATATATTGAAAGAGGCTATAGGTGCAGAAACATTAATTAGAGTAAAGGCAAATCTATATCCTAGAACAGATATTTTACATAGTCATAGACCTCATAAAGATTATAAATTTGATCATAAAGCAGCATTGTTATCTTTGAATACATGTGATGGTCATACTAATGTTGATGGTACAAAAGTTGCGTCTGTTAAAAACAGAATGCTATTCTTCAACCCTCAGATCACACACAACAGTACTAACTGTACCGATGAACAGTTTAGATGTAACATCAATATTAATTACACATAATCTCTGGCCACCAAAATCGACTTTAGCTTTCAAAAATCGGGCGAAAAAAACTCCCCAAATTTTTTGAGCCACAGGATTTTGTAACACATGTTACAGAACTGCTTGCATATATACTATACATGTGTTAATATAAACACAACGTTCATCCTCCTCATTGCTAGAGGAGGACGCAAGTAAGCCGACTCGGAACGGATCGTTCATCTCCTTCGGGAGACGCAAAAGCCGACTAAAGGAACGGGCCTTAAAATCCAACTACTTTAGGAGTACCATCATGGCACAAGTCACATATCGTGGTATTAAGTACGATACCAACGACAAAAAGCAAACTAAGACCAATAAGGTTCAAGAGACCTATAGAGGTATTAAGTTTGAAAAGAAACTTGCTACTGCATAGTATCAATTTCTTATATACAAAGAGCATCTCTTGACAGATGCTCTTTTTTTGTGTAAAATGACTAAATACCATATAAAAATTATGGAACCGCAAAGAGAACAATTGAAAATGCGACTTAGGCAGGTAGAACTAGCATTAGACGCATTAAAGGCAGAAATCTATTCTGACGTAGATGCGTACTCTACCGTAAATACCTCAAATAAGGTATTATCTGATTATGACGAAATTTTCGAGGACGACGACGGATGAGGCAAAAGCAAATTCTTAAAAATTTGAAAGAAGCACTTAAACAGGACTATTTGTACACTTCTGAAGAACTTTCATTTATGAGAGAACAACTTGATGTTCTTGAAAAAGAGACATTAGCTAGAAAAAGAGAAAAACCCGAAGGATTTGGTAAATGATCAATTTCTTATTAGAAAATCATGAGTTTTTAGGTAACCACTCTATTCCTGAGTTTATTGTGGGTTATATCTTTGCAGCTGCACTTATTATTGGAGCACCTGTAGTATTTCTCATTATATCTTTTATGTCTGCACTTATGAAAACAAGTGGTAAGATGACAGGATATAAAGAATATGAACAATATGGAAAATCATCTTGTAATGATGCACCACCTTTTATATTACCAGACCCAACTAAAAAATGAACGTAAAACTTGTTAGTATCACTCCTGATGCAGAACAAACAATGGCTTATATCGCCAGAGTGAGTAATCCCTCAAATCAGGATAATGAAAAATATTCAGGCTTATTAAAGTATTGTATTAAGCATAATCATTGGAGTGTATTTGAACAATCCTCGATGAGCTTGGAGATCGAGACAAGCCGAGCTATCGCTGCTCAAATTTTGAGACATAGGAGCTTTACGTTCCAAGAGTTCTCACAGAGATATGCAGCAAGCACCGCATTAGGCGATTTTGAACTACCAGAACTCAGAAGACAGGATGAGAAGAATCGTCAAAACTCTACAAATGACTTGGAACCCGAAAAAATCGAAAAGTTTGAGAAACAGATGATAACCCTGTTTAGTTCTGCAAAGTCACTCTATGAGCAAATGCTGAGTCAGGGTGTTGCGAAGGAATGTGCAAGAATGGTGTTACCTCTATGTACTCCTACCAGAATCTATATGACTGGAAGTTGTCGTTCATGGGTTCACTATATTAATCTGAGATCTGCACACGGTACTCAAAAAGAGCATATGCAGATTGCAGAGGAATGTAGAAAGATCTTTATAGAGCAATTCCCGAACGTATCAGAAGCCCTAGAATGGGTCTAAATAAATTACCCGATAAAATATTATGGCTACATACCCTGTTGTAAATACAAAAACTGGAGATAAGAAAGAAGTCTCAATGAGTGTGCATGATTGGGATCAGTGGTGTACTGATAACCCTGAGTGGAGTAGAGATTACTCTGATCCATCAACATGTCCGATGGCTGCAGAAGTGGGAGAATGGAGAGATAAACTACGTAAAACAAAACCTGGCTGGAATGAAGTTCTGCAGAAAGCATCCAAAGCACCAGGTGCCCGTAATTTGAAACTATAAAATGGCCCGTAAAAGAAAAACCTCTGGGGATCAACCTATTGGTGTGGGGATGACTGGTAAACAGATGAAGAGGAAAAAACCTCTGAGTGCTGATTACTTGATTGATATCCAACCTCTTACTGATAATCAAAAAAGACTATTTGATTCCTATAAAGAAGGAAAACACCTCGTTGCCTATGGAGCAGCAGGGACAGGAAAAACTTTCGTTACTCTCTTCAATGCTCTAAAGGACGTTTTAAACGATAGGACTCCCTATGAAAGAATCTATATTGTAAGATCATTAGTATCTACAAGAGAGATTGGATTTTTACCAGGTGATTACGAAGATAAATCAGACATCTATCAAGTGCCTTATAAGCACATGGTAAAGTATATGTTCGAAATGAACTCTGATGCTGATTTTGAGATGCTTTATGGAAATCTAAAAGCACAGG